AAGAAAAACGAAATTAGAATATGATGTTTCTTATTCCTCTCGAAATGATAATAAAATTTCTGGATATTTTTATACAGATTGTTTAGGTAAATTTGTATATATTAGATGTTCATCTAGATTAAGAAATTCTGAAATAATTAAAGAAAGTAAAAAGACAAAAATTAATGAAGATGGTGAAAATATTTTCAACATTTTATATGAGAAACATGTCGACAAATATTCATTGAGACCTACGCGAAATAAAGATTATAACGATTTTGTTATATTTTTACCCGGCAACAATATTTACAATAAAATTGTAGATGAAGATAAAATAACGCAATTAATAAAAAGTGAAAATGCTAAAATAAAGTGTCATCCTATAACACCTGAATCTATGTTATCTCATCTACAGTATAAATTTGGAAAAAATAACATTATCAATAAAGAATTGTCCGGACATGAAATTCTTGCTAATTGTAATAAAGTTGGATTTTGTGAAAATACTGAAATGGGCCTTATCGCCTTTATTAAAGGGTTAGATACAGCATACGTTGGAAAAGAACGTGGATCATATACTTATTCCAATTTTTATAAGCATATATATTTTGATAAAAAAAATCCAAACGAAATGAAAAAAGAAATACAACAAGATTTGAAATCAATATTTTCTTGTAATTTTAACGGATTGATTTCAGTTGATAGTAAAAATCAAGAAGAAAGAATTTATAATTATTTTAAATATTTTGAGGATAAATTTGAACATGAGCAACATTCAAAAATTTGATGTTATCATATTAAATAATGATAATGATCTTTTACCTTTAACTATTAATTCTTTGAAAAAAAATACTCCAGATTGGAAATGGTCAATTATTCAATGTGAAAATAATAAAAAAGTTAATACTGTATTAAAAAATTGTACAAGACCAACTATTGCCTTGGCCAGTGGAATTATATGCGATCTAAATTTAATTAATTTACAATATAATTCTATTTGCAATTCGAATTTTGCGTTTTATAAAAATAAAAGATATACTTTTTCAAAAGATTCAAATCTTGCAAGTTATTATAATAATTTAAGAATAAAAGCAAATCCTGGAATAGCAGATTTATCATTTTTTATATTAAATCCATTCTTATTTAATTATATTCCTGAACAAGATTCCGGATTTTTAAGTAAAGTGGCAGTAACAGATATGCCAATAAACTATTTACATAAAGAAGATCCTTTAATAGATCATGCGTTTGATGCTAAGAACTGTTTAAATTATGGCGTAAAGGGATTAAGTGCTGTATGTCATGATTATAGAAAATTTGTAAAAACTGGAAGATGTACTGTTGCAGAAGCATGGACATATAATTTTAATCGTTTATTAGAGTACACAGATCATTTGAATTATAAATATATTAGAAACATTGAACAAATTGCAAAAAAAGAATCAGATATGATTCTAAAATTAAAAATGGATATAAATGAAAAATATTTACCAATTAACAATGGTAGATGTTTAAAATCTAGAAATAGCGCAGGTTAAAAATGACAGTTAGAAATATAAATTACGATTCACACACTAATATTGCTTTTGGTCCGGGTGTAACGGTTACAAAAGGTATGTTTGATGTTGATGATCATCAGATATATTGGAGGAATTTAGTAGTATTAAAATCTGTTTTAAGTGAAAATCATTATATATTATGTGCAGGAGATGATCCCGAGATTGATTTAAGAGAAAATATGCACTTATCTAGCACTATAAGTGACGTAAATATGATTAGAAAAACGCCTATATTGAAGTTAAATATAGATGACGTATATACAAATCATTCTTCGTATAATCCTGAAATCTTGTGCCCATGTTATCATATAGGGATTATTAGGGGAAATGGAACGCACACTTTAAAATTAAATTCACAAGAAGATATTATCATTCAATATGATACTGGAAATCAAATTGAATCTACAGTGTGTGAAAATGGATTAAATTTAAATCCAGAATCTTATTTTCGAAATACTGGAAGTAAACTAGTAGCCGGAGTAGGCGGCTGGGAGTGTTGGCAAATAGGTGTACCTCCAAGCTTACAGACATTAGATACTCCAACTCAACTGTGGGATTGCGCGCAACTTTCTTCTTCAGAAACAATGAACACAAAAGTATTTCCAGGTGCAATTGGTGGTAGAATTGTATGTTTAAATGGTTCTTTTACTATAAATTCTGAAAACGTATCAATAAATCAATACGTTGATTATGATCCAACAAATTCACAAGAAATTATTGCAACAAGTGACGATACAATTTTAGCATTTATAGCTTTACATGGCAGTGTTAACATGGATGAAATTACACTTTAACTAGAGATACAATAATGGCTAATCCAACTACAAGATCTGAATTTAAAGAATATTGCTTAAGAGCTTTAGGTAAGCCAGTAATAGAAATTAATGTAGATGATGATCAAGTAGATGATAGAATTGATGAAGCTTTAAGATTTTACTATGATTATCATTTCGATGGAACATCAAAAGTTTATTATAAGCATCAAATAACTCAGCAAAACATTGATGATAAATCTATTACTCTTCCGGAAAATATAATGGGAGTTGTAAAAATATTTGAAATGAGTGATCCTGCAACTAGTGCTGGTGATTTATTTAATATACGATATCAAATTGCTTTAAATGATTTATATACATTAGTTAATGTTGGATTAATCGATTATTACATGTCAATGGAACATCTTGCGTTAGTTCAAGAAATTTTAGTAGGTAGAACTCCTATACGTTATAATAGACATAGAAATATATTACACATTGATAAAGGCGAGGCTGCTTTAGAATTAGACAAATATGTTTTAGTAGAAGCTTACGAAATCGTAGATCCAGATACATACACAGATGTTTGGAATGACAGATGGCTTAAGCATTATACTACGCAATTAATTAAAAGACAATGGGGTTCTAATTTAACAAAATTTGAAGGGATGCAATTGCCTGGCGGTATAACCTTTAATGGCGCTAAACTGTACGATGATGCTCAAGCAGAAATTACTAAACTAGAAGAACAAATGATTAATAACTACTCATTACCAGTAATGGATATGAGAGGATAATTATTATTAGCTCAATAGCTATTATACGCAAAAAACAGGAAATGTCAACCAGTTATGGCTACTAATGTATTTTTTAATAACTTTGATAGTTATGCAGAAAAAAATTTAATAGAAGATTTAATTATCGAGTCTATTAAAATGTATGGCCACGACGTTTATTATTCTCCGCGGCAATTAGTAGCAATTGATTCTACATTTAACGAAGATAGAATTTCTAGATATGTTAATACGTATTTGGTTGAAATGTATATTAAGAATATTGAAGGATTCGAAGGAGAGGGTGATTTTCTTTCTAAATTTGGTGTTCAAATTAGAGATGAAATTACGTTCTCTATTGCACAAAGGGTTTTTAATAATGAAATTGGTGCTATTGAAATACAAAGTAGACCAAGAGAAGGCGATTTAATTTATTTACCATTAACAAATCGTGTTTATCAAGTTAAATTTGTAGAGCATGAGGCAGTATTTTATCAAATGGGTGGGTTACAAACATATGATATTCGTTGTGAATTATTTGAATATAGTAATGAAGAATTGAGTACAGGATTAGATGCAATAGATTCAATTCAAAAACAATATTCATTAGATGCTGGAATTCTTGATCGGGGTGATTTATACGCAAATGGTGATATTATAATTGATGTTGATACGGGAAGAATACAAAACGCAAATACATCATTTATTTCAACTGATCCTTTTGCAGATAATGTAACTTTAGAAACAGATGGTGATAATATTATTGATTTTAGTGAAACAAATCCATTTTCTGAAGGTAATATTTAATGTTTGGCCAAACTTTTTACCACGAAATGATAAAAAAGTATGTTATTCTATTTGGCACACTATTTAATGATCTTTGGATTAATCGAAAAGATAATAATGGTAAAGTAATTCAATCTATAAAAATACCTATAGCATATGGACCCCGTGATAAATTTTTATCAAGAATTACTGGCGGAATAACTGGTTATACTGGTGCACAAAGTGATGAAGATCCTATGACTAGGCCTGTTGCTATAGTTTTACCTCGCTTAGGATTTGAAATTGTAGGAATGAATTATGCGCCAGAAAGAAAATTATCTACTATTAATAGGTTTATTGTTAAAGATGTTACAAGTGATGATACTAGCAGAAAATATACATACAATCCGGTTCCATACGATATAAATTTTTCACTTTCTGTATTTTGTAAGAATACAGAAGATGGCACTGCAATTGTTGAACAAATTTTACCATATTTTACTCCAGAATGGAATACTACGGTTAAATTAATAAATGATCCTGATATTGTTTTAGATGTTCCTTTAGTTTTAACTGATGTTTCTCAAGATGATGTATATGAAGGAGATTATGACAGTAGAAGATCTCTTATTTGGACTTTAAATTTTGTTATGAAAGCACAATTCTTTGGTCCTATCAAAAATTCTGGAATTATTAACGTTGCAAATACAGAATTATATGATTCATCATTATATAATGATATTGATTCATCTTTAGTTAATGCAATAGCTTCTGTTGATGTCAGCCCAGGATTAACTGCAAACGGTGAACCAACTTCTAATTCTGCATTAAGTATTTCTGCCAATAACATTTCATCGGAAGACAATTATGGATTTATTGTAGATATACAAGACCCTAAGGACATTGAATAGTGAGTAAAGATATAATTAGTGATGTTTTAAATATGAATCCTATTGAAATAGAAAATGATACGCAATTACCTACAGCTTATAAACCATCTATTCAAACAGATCATGAAGCAGAACAAGATTTAAAATACGTTAGACAAAACTTATATGATATTATAGAGAAAGGACATGGCGCAATGGATGAGTTAATGTCTATTGCAGATCAATCTCAACACCCTCGTTCATATGAAGTTTTAGCTCAAATGATTAAAACTTTGGTTGATGTAAATAAAGATTTATTAGAAATACAAAAAAAGAAAAAAGATTTATTAAAACCAGAAGAAATAGCAGGAACAATTAATAATAATTTATTTGTTGGAAGCACCAGCGATTTACTAAAATTAATGAATAAAGACGATGCAACAAACAATTGAAGATATTGATGATTATAAATCCTATTTAGGAAATGTAAATCTTAAAAGAAAAGGCGTAAACATTAATTGGACCGAAGAAATGGTCCAAGAATTTTTAAAATGTGCTGCTGATCCAATTCATTTTTCACAAACATACATCAAAATTGTTCATGTTGATCGTGGATTAATACCTATAGATTTATATCCTTATCAAAGTGAAATTATTGATACTACTAGTAATAATAGAAGAACAGTAGTAGTTACATCTCGTCAGGCAGGTAAAACTACTACTGCTGTTTGTTTAATATTGCATTATATTTTATTTAATGAGCATAAAACGGTCGCTTTATTAGCAAATAAGGGTGATGCTGCGAGAGAAATTTTAGAAAGAATTAAAGTTGCGTATGAAGCATTACCAAAATGGATGCAACAAGGTGTAGTTGAATGGAATAAAGGAACTGTTGAATTTGAAAATGGTTCTAAAATTATAGCTGCAGCTACATCTTCTTCAGCTATTCGTGGTAAATCTGTATCTTTCCTTTATATAGACGAAACAGCATTTGTTGAAAATTGGGATGAATTTTTTGCTTCTGTATTTCCAACAATTTCTTCTGGTGATACTACAAAGATATTATTAACATCTACACCAAATGGTTTAAATCATTTTTATAAAACGTGTGAAGGTGCAAAAGATGGAAGGAATGGATATAAATTTATTGAAGTTAAATGGAATGATGTTCCTGGAAGAGACGCAGCCTGGCGAAAAGAAACTCTTGCTGCTATGGATTTTGATGAAGAAAAATTTGCGCAAGAAATGGAGTGTGAATTTTTAGGTAGTTCTGGAACATTAATTGCTGGATGGAAACTTAAAGAATTAGTATATAAAGATCCTATTCATGAATCGCACGGGGTTAAAATGTATCAATCTCCAAAAGCGCAAAGATCTTATGTTATGACTGTCGATGTTTCTCGTGGAAAAGGACTAGATTATTCAGCATTCCAAATTATTGATGTGACTAAAATGCCATATTTGCAAGTATGTATTTTTAGAGATAATATGATTACTCCAAGAGATTTTACTGATATTATCTATCAATTAGCAAAACACTATAATGATGCACAAGTATTAGTAGAAATTAATGATATAGGTGAACAAGTATCGGTAACTTTATTCGAGGATTTAGAATATGAAAATATGTTATTTACGGAAAACATGGGTAGAAGTGGTAAAAGATTATCTGCAGGATTTTCTGGGCAAGCGGATAAAGGTGTAAGAACAACAAAAGCTGTTAAATCTTTAGCGTGTTCTTTATTGAAATTATTAATAGAACAAAACCAATTAATTATAAGTGATTTTGAAACAATTAAAGAACTATCTACTTTTAGTAAAAAAGGAAGTAGTTATGAGGCCGAACCAGGGAATCATGACGACTTAACAATGTGCCTAGGTTTATTTGCGTGGTTAAGTAATCAACAATATTTTAAAGAATTAACCGATATAAATACTATAAATCATCTTAGAGATATGAATAACGAACAAATTATGAATGAATTGGTGCCATTCGGCATAATTGATGATGGGCGAGATGAATATATTGAAGAAGTTATTTATGCTGTCAGTGATTTTGATCAGTTTTTAAGAAAATAAGATTTTTATAAATAACTATAATGATTCCAATTCAATATTGAATACAAAGCCTATAGGGAGAAAAACAATATGCCTTTTCAATTAAGCCCAGGCGTTAATGTAACTGAGGTTGATCTTACTACAGTAATTCCAGCGGTAGCAACCACCGATGCAGCTATTGGTGGTGTTTTTCGTTGGGGACCTGTAGAAAAATCATTGCTAATTAGTTCAGAAGACGCTCTCGTTTCTCGTTATGGTAAGCCTTCGAATTTAAACGCAGAAACGTTTTTTACTGCTTCTAGCTTTTTAGCTTATGGCAATAAATTAAACGTAAGTCGTGCTTCACATTCAACAGGAACTGTTGTAATTGAAGATTCTGAAGTAGGTGATACCACTGCCATCACAGTTCAAAGTTTAGATCTTGGACTTACTGGTGGTGAAGCAGTTTTTGGACAATATATTCCAGATGGAACAACAGTAGTTTCAGCTACAGAAAATGGATCTAATACAGATATCGTATTAAGCCAAGCTGCTATAGGCCCAAATACACCAACAACAGTTCAATTGCAATATTTTGATGCTGATTATTCGCTCAACGCTATTGCAAACTCAAATGTTGCGTCTTTGCCGGGTCAAATCGTAAAAAACGATGAACACTATGAAACAGTAACTTTTGATGCAGACGTACAATGGGTTGCTAAATACCCAGGCGAATTAGGTAATTCATTAAAAGTATCTGTGTGTGATAGTGCGGCCGCGTTTGAAACAGAAACAGATTTAACTGCAATTGATGCTGCTAATACATCTTCTGCTACGTTAAGTATTTCAGTTGGTTC